TTTGGAAAGAAATACTTGAATGAAGTTTATAAACCAGACAAAATTACACGATCCAGATAATTATATACATGGAAATTGTATGAGGGCTTGTTTTGCTTCATTTTTTGAAATAGATATAGATTCTATTCCTTACTTTGAAGATATGAAGAAAGGAGATTGGATACACGAAGTTATAAGTTGGTTAAGTAAGAAAGGATTTGAATTAGACACATATTCTCAAGATCCCTTTAAACAAGATAGAATAATAGATTATTACTTTGTTTCTGGAGATAGTCCAAGAGGAGATTATGGACATTTAGTTATATATAGACAAGGAGTATTGGTTCATGATCCACATCCAGATAAGAAAGGAATAGTTGGAGAACCAAAAGCATATTGGGTATTAAATAAGATATGGCAATCGTAGCAACCTTTAGTCCAGAATCTAATTTCTGGAAATTACATTCATATATGATCATTGGGGTTTTCAAAGAACTTTATGATAAAGATAGATCTAAAGATAAAAAAGACTCTTCAGATATTATGTGGTTTGTGGCTTATTGTTATGAAATGGAAAATAATCCTTTCTATAGTTTGCCTACGGAAGAGAAATTTAGTATAATTGGAAAAGACTTCTTCAATGATGAAAAATATTATGGAAATAATGAAAGAAAACTTATTCCAATTATAGAGTTCTTTTGTAAATGTCAGGATACTCAATTTAGTAGACATCTTAGAATGTGGGATGAACTCTTAGATAAAAGATCTACTTTCCTAAAAACTCAGGGATATGATCTTGAAAGTTTTGAACAACTAGATAAGATGGCGGTAGGAACAGATAAAGTATATGCTACTATTAAAAAAATTAAAGAAGATATACTAAAAGAAGATAAATCAGGTTCTACTATTAAAGGTGGAACAGTACCTAGTATGGGAGATACGGGAGAAATATAATTATGATTATATATACTAGTAGAGAAGGTATTAAAGCACTAGAGAAAGCTTTTGAAGAAGAATTTCAAAGACTAATTAAAGAAGATAAAATAATAATCCAAAAACAAAAGAAGAATGTTAGAAGCAAGAGATCTTTTTGAAGAAACTATTAAACAGATTACTACTAAAGATAATTATATTAGTATTGATGCAGATTTTAATGAAGATAGATCTGGAGAATATTATAGAATAAGGTTATATATAAGTACTATTCATCATTATGAAGTTACAGAATATATAATTGGAGATGAAAGATCAGATACTACAAAAGATAGAGCATATATAAAATTATTATCTATTTTAATTAAAGTAATAACTAAGAAATAATGAGAAAGAAATTAGAAGGTTTATACGCATGGAGTGAATTCTATAGAACTAATATGAGAGTTAGTGATTTAGAAAGAGTACAAGTACAAATTAAAGAGTTTAAGGTTAAACATAATTTAGATTAAACTAAACTGGTATGTGGTGGAACTGGTAGACACGCACATCTGTCTCATGTGTGAATAAGGATAGTCCGTAATTTAGTAATAAATTAGAGTGGGAAAATAGACTTATAAAAAGCCTCCCTTATTCGTGTAGGTTCAAGTCCTACTGTATCAGCAAGAGTTTACTTCGACAACGTTCTCTATAAAAAATCGGAGTCGAACATTGAGATGTAACTCAGTTGGTAGAGTGCCTGTTTGAAGAACGGGTGGTCGTTGGTTCAAGTCCAACCATCTCAACATTTTAAACTTAATAATATGATACCAATAGAAATAGAGTGTAATATTATATTATCTAATGAAGCATATACAGAAGAAGATGATCAAAGAGATCCTGTATTAATTAAACTTCAAGGTAAAAAGAAAAGTGAAATAAGTAAGTATATTAAGTCTCCACTTACTTTCTTTCCAGCAGATGTTAAAGCTTTTTATAGAGATATAGAAGATTCTAGTTGGACAATTATTCATTTATTAGGAGATGTTATAACTCTTGATATGAAGTATAAAGAGTTTAAAGAAATTAGAAGAAAAGCATTAGAGGAGAGATTCAATATTCTAAAAAATCTTAATGAACTTACACGAAAAGATATATCTACAGCTAAGTAAGAAGTATAATTTAGATATAAGTATAATAGAAAGAATCTGTAGAAGTCAATGGGATTTTATAATGAAGACTATGGAAAAGGGAGAAAAAGAATCTATAAGACTTAAATATTTTGGTATTTTTGGTGTTAAAGCTAGAAGAATGGAATACTATAAAGAAAGAAATGGGAATAAAAAGAAAGAAGAATCAGGAGAATCTAATAAATCAGAAGAAATTTAAAGGTGAAAGAGGTGGTAAATTTTGTGGTACTTGTCCTAATGAATTAAAGTTTTGTACCTGTGGAAATGAAAAAGTAAATAAAGATATTGATAAATAAAATGTTCTATTAGTTAGTCAAGTGGCTGCTTAAATTAGCCTGTGGATATTAGTATCCAACAGAGTTGTACGGAGTTTTCTTGGACATTTTTCTTCGTTAATCATAACTGTCTCTATAAGATACAATTACTTGTAGAGGAATAGATGAATCTTTTGGGTTTTAATAATTTCTCCCAAGTTAACATCTGATAGGCTAATTTTTTTTTAAACTTTTCTCTCTCTTCTATGTTAATATATCATAACTCTAAACCAAAAGGATTTATGAACTCTCTAGTAAAATTTATTGAAAGTGAAACTCGAAGAACTGGAAAATCTCCAAGTACGAAACAATTAAGATCTACTATTAAAAATCGAAAGAAATTATATGAGTCATTTAATAATGAATTAGATGATCTATATGATAAGACATTTCAATATGAAGAAATGCAAAGAGCAATAAAAAATCAAAGAGGAAGATTAATACATGATTAAACTCTTACTATAATTACAAAGTATAAGGCTATCTACACGATAGTCTTTTTTTATGCGTTATATATAGTAATGCTAATAAGTAATGAGAATTTCAAACTTGGTATAATACCCTCACTAAATCCCTTTAGTCAAGATTATAAAAAGTTTTGGAGAGAACAGAAAACAAGATGTATTGAAGGATACTGGGTAGGAGGAAAATGGATGCCTGGAAATCTATATTTCTATATAAATTTCTGGAAAATAAAGCTTAATAAAAGTAAATTCTCAAAAACTAAAATCCTTGCATTACCATTCTTAAGAGATCTCGAGTGGGATATGGCATATAACTGGGCAGAAGCTAGAGGATTTTCAGGATTTGAAGATGATAATGAATTCTCATGTAATAGAATACTTTTTTATAATCCTAATGAAGAACCACTTCCTCCTTCATGTCTTAAATCTAATAGTGAACCTAAAACCTATATAGAAGCCAAAGTCTATTTAAGAAAGATTAACACTAGTTTATTAGGAAGACCTCTATATGAAAATGAAGCCAAGAATATGCTTATGCTTGGTAGTAGGGGATTTGGTAAGTCATTTTGGGTAAGTGGTGGAGTAATAGGACATCAATTTTTAACAGATGGTGCTTTCTCATATCAGGAGTTAAAAGATAATCAATTAACAACAGAAGTTCTAGTAGGTGCAGGAGATGCTAAATTTAGTAAGGATCTATTAGCTAAAGTAAGTACAGGATTTGAAGAACTTCCTGGAGGTATAATGTTTGCAGGAAAATACTATCCTTGCCCATTAAGTAAAACTTATTCTGGTAGTTGGGAAAGTGGTAAGACAATAACAGCAGAATATGAAATAAAAACTGGTGGTACTTGGTCTAAAAAAGGAAGTTTTTCTAAAATACAACATAGAACATTTAAGGATAATCCATTTGCAGGTAATGGAACAAGACCTTCTATAGCAGTTTTAGAAGAGATAGGCTTCTTTAATAATCTTGAACCTTCTCATGGAGCTTTAAAAGAATGTATGAATAATGGATCTATTAAGTTTGGATCTGGTATGTATCTTGGTACAGGTGGAGATATGGCTGGTGGGGGAACTATTGACGCTCAAAAAATATTTAATAATCCAGAAGCCTATGATATGATAGGATTTGAAGATGTGTTTGAAAATACAGGTAAGAGAATATGTTATTTCGTACCTGCTTGGATGGGATTAAATGAATATAAGGATTCTGAAGGTATTACTGATAAAGAGTCTGCAATGAGATTCTTATTAGAAGAAAGAAGAAAGGCAGCAGCAGCAGATTCTAAACGTCCACTTAATGATGAATTACAAAATAGACCTATTGTACCTAGTGAAGCATTCTTAGTAACTGGTGGTAATGTATTTCCTATTGCAGAATTACGTAAACAATTAGGATTTATAGAAGCATGTACAGATGGTAATATAGTGGGTACACATGGAGAAATGATTATAAACTCTTCTGGAAAAGTAGAGTTCATACCAGATCTTAAAAAGAAACTTAAACCTTGTGACTATCCTATGAAGGATAGTGAAGATACTACAGGATGTTGGGTAATATGGGAACATCCTGAACTACATACTTCCTATGGTTATTATCTTGCAGGAACAGATCCATACGATCAGGATCAAGCAGCTAATTCTGTATCATTAGGTTCTACTTTTATAATGAAGCGTGCTACACCAGGCTTATCTGTTAGAGATCAGATAGTAGCAGAATATACTGCAAGACCAGCAACAGCAGAAGGACATCATGAAATAGTAAGATTAGGATTACTATATTATGGTGCATTAGATTTGTATGAGAATGAAAAGAATACAATGAAGATGCACTTTGATCATAAACATACTTTACATCTATTATCTTCAACCCCCACAATTCTTAAAGCAACAGCTAATTCTACAGTAAATAGAACTTATGGTATTCACATGACTACTCTTATTAAAGAAGAGTTGGAAATATATGCAAGAGATTGGCTTACTACAGTAGTTGAAGAAGGAAAACTTAATTTACACTTTATATATTCTAAACCGTTACTTAAAGAACTTATATCATATAATGATACAGGTAACTTTGATAGAGTAATAGCATTTATGCTTTGTATTTGTAATAGAATGCAGTTTGCTAATATTATATCTAAAAGAAAAGAGGAATTAAAAAGAGATCCTTTCTTTTCAAGGAGATTATTTCAATAATATATGTCTGATACATCAATATATCTACAACCTACAATGCCAGCACAAAAACTGGCACAAAGTGAAAAAGATGAAGAATGGGGAAAGAGGTGTCAAGATGCTATTATAGGAATGGGAAATCAAATCTCATATAATGGTAGAACATCCAGATATAAAAAGCAAGTAAATTATGATCTTGTAAATAGTATTTTTAATGAAGAAGATTTTGAGTATGTAATTAACCCCTATGGAGTTACTCAAAAAGTAGGTGAAACACCCTCAAGATTACAAGATTTTAATATTATAAGATCCAAATTAGAACTATTAAAAGGTGAAGAAATTAAAAGACCTTTTAATTACACTGCTGTTGGTACTGGGGGAGAGATTTTAAATGTAATGCAGGAAAAGAAGAAGGATATAGTAGTAAACTATATTAAGTCTTTAGTAATGCAAGATGAAACCCTCCAAAAAGATGCACAGGGAAATCCAATACTTCTTGAAACTCTACTAAAGAAATTTGATACTACATATAGAGATATACGTGAAGAATCTGCAAATCAAATTCTACAATATTTAGAAAAGAAAGAAAATCTATTAGTTAAGTTTAATAAAGGCTGGGAACATGCACTTATAGCAGCAGAAGAAATTTACTATGTTGGTATAGTATCTGGAGAACCAGTTTGTAGAGTAGTAAATCCTTTATATTTTGATTATGATAGAAATCCAGGTCTTGATTGTATAGAAGATGCACAGTGGGCTAAAGAAGATAGATACTTATCAGTAGGACAGATATTAGATGAATTTGGTGAATTTTTAACTGAAGAAGATATAAAGAGACTTGATGAAGGTCTTGGGTTAGGAATGAATGCAGGTAGAAATACTATGTATCCAGGATTTGCTTATAATCCTAATGAGTTTGATCCTAGAAGAAATAATCATTTATATCAAACATCTCATATACCTGTAACCACTACAGTATGGAAATCTATGAGAAAAATAGGTTTTCTTAAATATGTAGATGATAAGGGAAAACCACAAGAAACAATTGTAGATGATACTTTTAAATTAGATCCTGAAATGAAAAAGGCAGGATATACTTTAGAATGGCAATGGATACCTGAAGTATATAAAGGAACTAAAATAGGATCTAATATATACCTTGATATGGCTCCATTACCTAATCAATATAGATCTATGGATAATCCTGCTACATGTAAGTTACCTTATGTAGGAAGAATCTATAATAGTCTTAATTCTAAGTCTACTAGTTTAGTAGAATTTGCTAAACCACATCAATATGCTTATATCATAGTCTGGTATAGGCTTATGAATGAACTTGCTAAAGCTAAAGGTAAGAAGATGGTATTTGATATGGCTCAATTACCAAAAAGTCAAGGTATTAATATGGAACAATGGATGTATTACTTTGATAATCTTGGTATTGCATTTATAAATTCATTTGAAGAAGGTACTGAGGGAAGTAATACTGGAAAGACCTCTAATTTTAACCAATTTACTGCTATTGATATGGCATTATCTCAGATTGTCCAACAATACATGATGATTATTGAGAAACTTGAAAATATGGTTGGAGATATATGTGGTGTAACCAAACAGCGTGAGGGGCAAATATCATCTAGTGAAACAGTTGGGGGAGTAGAAAGATCTGTAGTACAATCATCTATGATTACAGAACCTTTATTTTATTTACATGGAGAAGTAAAGAAACAAGTACTTACTCAATTATTAGAAACTGCTAAAGTTGCATATTCACAAGGTAAGAAAAGTCAGTTTATTCTTGATGAAGGAACAAGGGTATTTTTAGAGATTGATGGAGATATATTTCCAGATTCTGAATATGGAGTATTTATATCTGATTCAGGTAGAGATCTACAAGTTAAATCTAAACTAGAACAACTTGCTCAAACTGCACTACAAAATGATAAAGCACAACTATCAGATATTATAAAGATTATTAAATCTAATTCTATTGCAGAAATAGAAAATACTATTAAACAATCAGAACAGGAAGCTATTCAAAGAGCGCAACAAACTGAACAAAGTCAGCAAGATTCTACTATACAGCAATCTCAAATGCAGAATGAGAATGCAGATAAACAAAGAGAATGGCAAGCAGATCAAAATGATCAGGACAGAAATGTTAAAGTTCAAATTGCAGAAATAGGTGCAATGAGTTTTAATGAAGATAAAGATATAGATAAAGATGGTATATTAGATGTTCTTGAAGTTGAAAAGCTAAGATCTAAAGAAAGAGAGACTTTAATTAAAGATAATCTTGAGAGAGATAAGATGAAGTTAGATAAATCTCAAGAAGATAATAGACTTCAACATGAGAAAGAAATGCAGAAAAATGAACTTAAAATTAAACAGGAAGAAATTGCATCAAGAAAAGTAATTGCAAAAATGAAACCTAAAATAAAGAAATAACTATGTAATTTACTAAGTAACAAAACAAAATTTTACATAAGCTGTCACAATTTTAATTATAAACAAAGTCCAAACCGTTAAATAATAAACAAATGCCAAAAGAAAATTCAATATTCGGAAATTTTAAGCTTAACTCAGCAGAATATGTTGAAGAAGTTAAAGAGAAAGTAGATCCTAAACTTAAAGAAGATGAGGAAACTACAGAAGAAGATATTAAAGAGACGAAGGATATTCCCAAAGAGGATACTAAAGAGACTCCTAAGAAAGAAGAGAAGATA